GGGGATTGACGATCGCGGCGCTCCTGGCGTTCCTCGGCTGGGTCGCGTGGGCGATGCCGGTCGAGGACATGGCGGGAGCCCCGGCGGTCGACGCCGACGCGTTCTGGGCGGCCGTGGGGTTCGGTCTTCTCGCCTCATGCGGATTGCGGGCGGCCCGATTCATCGCAAGGAAGGCGAAAGGAAGATCGCATGGACATTTCTAGCGGGAAGGCGATGGCGGCCAGTCTCGTCACCGGGGTTCCGACGGGCGTCTTCGCGGCGATCACGGGCGAGTCCGCGTCCGTCGCGGTCGGCGCGGGGACGGCGGTGATCATGTTCCTCTGGTCGATCCGGAACACGTCGAACGACCAGTACGTCAAGAGCCTGCACAGCCGAATCCAGGAATCCCAGGACGAGATCAAGGAGATCCAGGGCGCGAACCTGAAGCGGGTCGAGGAGATCCAATCGACGCTGACGGACGTCCAGATGAAGGTCAAGCGGCACGAGTTCGTGCTGGACCAGATCCAGAAGAAGTTGGCCGTGCATTCGTGCCCGGTCCCGAAGGATGCGAACGCCGCGTGCCGGCTACCCGAGATCATCAGCTCCACGCTCTCGCTCTGACGCCATGTCGCTGCAATACCGCCAGATCCTGTTCGTCAACTACTACCTGAACGACGCCAAGAACGACGCCGCCAAGGCGGCCGAGATGGCGGGGTACGCGAAGCCGCACGTCGCCGGCAATTCGCTGCTCAACAACCCCCGGATCAAGGCGTACCTGCTCCAGAAGCTCAAGGAAGCGGGCGTGATGCCGCCCGAAGAGGTTCTGGCCCGCCTGACGACGATCGCCGCGTTCGACCCGACCGAGTTCCTCGAATTCACGACCGAGGAGAACCGGGCAGGGAACGAGGTCGAGCGGGCCTCGTTCGACGTCAAGAAGCTCAAGCGGAAGCGGCTCGGCTACGTGATCAAGAAGCTGAAGGTCCAGCCGAGCGGGCAGGTCGAGGTCGAGTTCCACGACGGCGTCGACGCGCTGGACAAGATCGCCAAGTATCACGGGATGTTCAAGCCGCAATCGATCGACGTGATGGTCCACAATGACAGTTCAACCAACGATCGAATCGTTGCAATCCTTGGCGAGTACCTTAACCTCTCGGGATCGCCTGTCGTTCGAACGATTGATATCACACCAGAGCCCGGCGGGCTTTGCGATCGCGGCGAGCAACGGGAAGTGGAAGGCGGCCAAGCACCTCCAACTGATCAACCAACTCCTGCTCTGGGTGGACCGGCGTGCGATCGATCGTCTGGTGATCACCCTCGGTCCGAGGATGGGGAAGTCGGAACTGATCTCGAAATACTTCCCGGCCTGGACGATCGGCCGGAAGCCTGACGACCGCTACATCCTGGCGAGTTACGAGTCCGACTTCGCCGCCGAGTGGGGCCGCAAGGTCCGCGACCTGATCGACGAGCACGGCGAGAGGCTGTTCGGCGTCAAGCTCCGGCAGGACAGCAAGGCGTCCGACCGATGGCTGATCGAAGGGTCGTCCGGCGGCATGCAGACCGTGGGCGTCGGAGGTCCGCTTACAGGCAAGGGAAGTGATATATTAGCAATCGATGATCCGTTCAAGAACATGGAAGAGGCGAACAGCGAGACGATCCGCGCCAAGAAGATGGACTGGTTCCGGACCGCCGCTTACACGCGGCTCGAACCGACCGGCGCGATCATCATGGTCGCGACCCGGTGGCACGAGGCCGACATCACGGGAACCGTCCTTGAAGAGATGAAGGACGGCGGGGATCAGTGGACCTACCTCCACCTCCCCACGCTGCACGACGGCAAGGAAGTCTGGGCCGAGTTGACGATCCCCGGGGACCACGCCGAGAAGATCAAGGCCCATGAAGGCATGACGTTCAAGCAGCTCGAATCGTTCCTTGAACACTGCCAGGCCCAAGCCGCATGAAGCCGCCCGTCAAGATCAAGATCAAGGTCCACGACGACGGCCCCGCGTTGTGGCCGGACAGGTTCAGTGAGGAACAGGTCCGGCGGCTCCAAAAGACGTTGGGAAGTTATAACTTCGCGGCCCTGTACCAGGGCTCCCCGACCCCCGAAGGCGGCGGCGACTTCAAGCAGTCGTGGTTCCGCTACTACAAGGCGGATGGCGAATACCTCCGTCTCGACGGCAGGACGTTCCAGCTCAAGCATTGCCGCCGGTTCGGCACGAGCGACCTCGCCTTCTCTTTGAAAAGCCGCGCGGATTTTTCTGTGATCTGTGCGTGGGCCGTCACCATCGATTCCGATCTCATCCTGCTGGACATCCACCGCGAGCGAATGGTCGGGGACGCCCTGGTCCCGTCGTTCCGGAAGATGATGAGCAAGTGGGACCTCGACTACATGGGGATCGAGGACGTCGCGGCCCAGAACCTCGTCCTCCAGACCGCCCGCAAGGCCGGCATCGCGGTTCGCCCGCTCAAGGCGAACATGGACAAGATCACGCGATGCATCCAGGCCCAGGTCCGGATGGAAGCCGGACAAATCTGGTTCCCCCTGCATCACGCCGAACTCAAGAACCTTGAGGCCGAACTGCTGACGTTCCCGAACGGAACTCACGACGACATGGTGGACAACGTCGCCTACGCGGCGATCGACGTCCACCGTTTCGGCCCCGCCTCCATCCCCCCCGAGGAACGCGAGCGGATCGAACGCGAGCGGATCAGGCGGGAGTGGGAAGAGGCCCAGAAGCGTGACGCCGTGGCGCAGGCCGATTTCGACAACCCCCGCTGGTGGAACGACGGATGGTCGGGCTCTGGAGATTGACCGTGGCTGAATTCCTCCGGCGGCTGTTCCAGGCGAAGATCACGCTGGAGGACCACGTCGAGATCCTCGATTCGTGCTTGCGCAAGGAGAAGGCGAAGCACGACGACGAACTCGCCTCCCTCAAGTGCACCTTCGACCTGGTCGAAGCCGACCTGGCCGAGCGGGACCACCAGTTGCAGGCCGCGAAATGCCGAATCGCCGATCTCGAATCCGCCGCCGCCTCCACCGACGACGAGAACATCCGGATCAAGGCCAGGGTCGCCGAGGCGGTCGCCCTGCTCCAGTCCTAACCCGAGGTCGCGAATGAGCGTCGCCGAGACCAAACGCCGAGGAAGGCCCGCGAAGGCCGTCGATGAAACCGTGGCCGACGTCGAGACGGAAGAGGCGGTCGATGCGCCCCCGAGGCCGACGACGCCCCCCTGCCCCCGCTGCGGCAGGCCGGTGGAGCGGTCGACGACGCTGCTCCGGGCCTACGGCATGACGGTCCAGCGGTGCAAGCCGTGCCACGAGGTCGCGATCGAGGGCGACGACCCGAACCAGCGGTACGACATCGACACGGCGATCTCGGGCAGGCCCCCGCTGATCGCCTCCCGCGCCGCCGCCCTGTTCGCGTCGAGGCGCGGCGACGACCCGCTCCCGACGCCGTCGTTCGACGGGTTCGACGCCGCCGTGGCCAGCGATTGGGACGACCCGCGATGGACCAGGATCACGGACTGACCGCCCGCCAGATCGCCATGCTCGCCGCGACGGCCGGCTCGTGGAAGCCCCGTCTCGGGGTGGTCGACGAAGCGGTCTTCCACGACGACGCGCCGGATGTTATACTTGAAATTCGTGTGGTGTTGCAATCTGGCGACAAGACGCCGATCCGGGTCCGGATTCGCCGCGACTGGCTGGGCGCGGTCTCGGCGGCCGAACTGGAGTCGCACACGCACCGGATCTTGAGTATCATTGAACATCGCAATCTGGAGACGCGACGTGCGACCGACGCGGCCGGCTGAACGCTGGAAGTCCGACGACCTGATGGCGTACCTGAGCGTGGCGATGATCGTGTCGATCGTGGTGCTCGTCAAGATCCTGATCGGCGTCCTGTCCGTCCCGGTCGTGGTCCTGATGTGGCTGTACGACCTCGGGTCGCGGTCGATCAAGGCGGCCAACAGTTTCAGAAACCCGGAACATGAAAACTGAGATCGACGACGAGATCGAGGACTACTGCTTCGACTGCGGGTGCATGGCGGACGACGAGGTCTGCCCCCGGTGCCGGGCCGAGATCGCCGACGCGATGCGGCGGGACGGTTTGCCGCACGGCGACCGGCGGTGGAACGGGCAGGCGATGAGTCGACACCGGATGAGCGTCGTGAACCTCGACGACACGGTCCTGATTGATATACGCGAGAATCCGTGATGCTTATTACACGGAATCGCGGATTGCTTTAATACATCTTGAAGCACTTAGACCGCTGGATATCGGGCGTGCGAATAGCCAGCGCCGCCAGGGAAACCTGGTCGTCCCCGGATGGGGCGATAGCCCGCAAGGGCCAAGAGCTTCGCCCAGAGACGGCGAACGGGCCGTCGGATCAGAAAGCAAGTGCCTGATCTTTGCGTCGGCATCGGGGATGAGCGACCCCAGGTGGCTGTAACCCACCGGCCTTCGGGCTCTGTAGGTGCAATTCCTACTCGACGCACTTTCTTCCGCCCTCAGACCCCACCCGAGACCGCCGCATGAGGCATCGCTTCTCTCCCCGCCTCGACGGCCTCGAACATCGGGCGTCGCCCGGCGTGATCGTCGGCCTGTCCCCGCCGCTTGAGCCCATCGTGGTCGTCTCCGACCCCACGGTGCCCGTTCCGCCGCCGGAGCCGTTGAATCCGCCCGACGACCCGCCGCCGCCCGAGCCGAGCCCCGGCCCGTTCCCCGGCACCGACCCGCCGATCACGTCCCCGGAGCCGCCCGACGGCGGGCCGGTGGGACCCGCCTGAACCGCTATCGACGGCTGCAAACCACCTTGCCAAGCTTCCTCCAACGACTCCAGGCCGCGTCCAACGAGTTCCGGGGGCGCAATAATGCGATCCCCGGTCCTCCGGGCGGAAGCTCCATGGGGTCGTCGTACATCGGCGGCCCGTCCGCGACGGACGCCTGGGGTTCCAAGCGAGCCCCCTCGCCGACGGAGTTGGTCGAGAGCTTCAAGTCGATCGCCTACAGCTGCGCCGTCCGCAACGCCGACGCGGTGAGCGCCGTCCCGCTCAAGCTCTACATGGACTCGTCGAACGGCAGGAAGCCCAAGGACTTCTCCGACCCGCGCGACGTCAGCCTGAGCACGTTCCGGCACCTCCAGAGGTCCGGGGCGATCTCCGACAACGGGACGAAGGTCGCGGACATCAAGGAGATCCGCAACCACCCGTTCCTGAACACGCTCGACAACCCGGACCCCAACGGGGACTTCGACCGCACGTCGCTCCTCAAGCACATCTGCCTCTCCGGCGACATCATCGGCTCGGCGTACATCTACCCGGAAGGCCCGGAGGGCAGGCCGTACACGGCGCTCTGGCCGCTGTACAGCCAGTACGTGCTGCCGATCCGATCGTCGAACAACCCGGTCGTCAGCCAGTACCAGTACTTCGCCAACGTGATCGGCCGGGACCGGATGATCCGGTTCGGCCACTCGGTCAGCCTCAAGGACCCCTACGGCACGCACTACCCGCCGCTCTACGCGGCGATCGAGTACGCCCGGCTGGAGGACAAGTTCGTCACCGTCCAGGAGCAGTTGCTGGCGATGGGGCCGCGCCCCAACATGATCGCCACGCCCAAGGACGCGAACAACCCGCTGGGCGAGCACGAGAAGGACCGATTCCAGCAGGATCTCGACCGCAAGCACGCCAGGGGGGCGCAGGGCGGCATCCTCGTGACGACCGCGCCGCTGGACTTCAAGCCGATCACGTACACCCCGGCGGACCTATCCGGCCTCCAGATCGCCGAGTACGACTGGCAGGCGGTCTGCGGCGCGTTCGGCGTCCCGTTCGAGTTCTTCACGACCGACACCAACCTCGCCAACCAGCAGGCCGCCCGCGAGAAGCACGCCGAGCACGCCGTCCGCCCGCGCTGCACGTCGATCGCAGCCCGGCTGAACTGGATCGTCCGCCGGTGGGACCGCCGCCTCTTCTTCGCGTTCGACGACCCCAACCGGCTCGACGAGCTGCAACGGGCGACGATCATCGACATGGAGATCAAGAACGGCACCAGGACGATCAACCAGGCGAACGAGGAGACGGGACGCCCGCCGGTCCCGTGGGGCGACCAGCCGTGGCTTGAGAACACCCGCGCTCAGCCGGACATGATTCAAAAACTCAACGAGGCCACGATCACCGCTAGCACGCTCGCCGCTTCCGGTTCTAATGAAGGGGGCGGCACGGCCGCCGTCGGCAACAAGGACGCGAAGAAGCCCAGGGGCGGCAAGCCGTCCGGGAAGAAGCGAGGCGGCGATGGGCGAGATGATCGGAGTGGCGATGGCGCTGGCCGGCGCGTTGATCGTGGGGTTCACGACGAAGGCGATGAGGCGGTTCATGGAGTCGAAGGACTAGCGGAGGATGAGGATCGCGACCCTTTCGACTGGCTGTCGTGGAGCGTGGACCCGCCCTCGGCGGCAGGCGGCTGACGTCCAAGCCGGCGTCGGCGGAAGCGATCCTGGCCCACGTCCTCAAGCGGATGGGCTGGACGGCGCGATACCGCAAGGGACAACTGAGCGGACATGAACATCTCCAGTTGCTCGAAGCGATCCGCGCCTTCTCCAAGGCCTGGCTGCGGCACGAGGCGGAACAGTTCGCCCGCGATCAACTCGACTGGCAGGAGAAGCGGAGCATCCTCGGCCCGGACGAAACCGCCGAAGTCCGGCGGGCTCTGCGGGAGCAAGCGAGCCGATTCTTCCGACGGATGAAGACGTTCGTCCGCGAATCCATCGTGGCCGGCGTGATGGGGCTGATCGGCCCGCGAGCCCTGACGAGCGACGAACTCCAGCAGGCCGAGCGGCACGCGCAGGTCCAGGACGCGTACATCGACCGATTCCAGGTCGACATGATGCGCCCGCAACCCTTCAACCCCGACAAGACGATCCAAGTGGTCGTCGTCCCCGCCCCGATGACGCCGGGGCAGTTCATCGCCCGCGCCGAGTCGTACGGGGCCGCCGTCTGGGGCGACGCGCAGGAGGTCGCCAGGGGGACGTATATCCGGGACGAGGTGTTCGATCAGGAGCATCTTGAGCTTGGGGAATCGGAGCATTGCGATCAGTGTTTGAGCGATTCGGCGAAGGGCTTCGTGCCCATCGGCTCGCTCGGCCCGATCGGTTCCCGCCTCTGTCTGAACAACTGCCATTGCAGACTGGTGTATCGGCTGGGGGACGACGGACAAGTCTTCGTGGCTGGTCGCGAACCCTTGGACGAGACGGCTTTCGGAGCGACGGAATGAGCGATGATTTTACGATTGACCCGACGGACAAGAAGTTGCGAGGGATCGATCTTCTGGCACCGCTGGCCGATGCACTTGGAATCAAACATCCAGTGCGGCGAATCAAACTGGATATCGGCCTTTACGACGTAGCTACAGTCGTGGTCGAGTCGATCGTGCGCAATGAGCAAGGAAAGCGGATCGCCAAGGTTTTGACCGAGGAATTCGATCTGGTCAAAAGGTCGGAATTCGTCTCCGACGTCAAGGCCAATCCGAGCCACACGAAGTCTCGGGAAATCGAATTCCACGAGCGGCAAGCCGACCTGTTGCAAGAATTCATCCTCATTTCCAATGAGCAACTCCGGGCCATGAAGGAATTCCAGCAAGCAAGGCTCAACAATGCCGATCCAGTGGAACCCGCTGACCTGGCTTGACCGCTTGATCGAGCAGCGAATGCACATCGCCGGACAGGCGATGGTCGGGATGGCGAAGGTTTTCGCGGCGGAAGATACGGGCTATATGAAAGCCCATATTTACTATACTTACGCACCAGACACAAAGACACTAACTCTCCACTCTGACGCACATTACTCAATTTACCAGGAATTCGGCACTTTCCAAATGCCGCCTCACCCGTTCATGCGTCCCGCATTGAACGCCGTGGGGCCGTCCTTCCTGACTGGGAAACTTTCTGGCGTCTCGACCCAGATGATGGTCGGCACCAGCCTTGACCCCTTCCACACGCCCCTCAAGATCCAGCCTCACATCCGCCCCAGGATCGCCGCCGCCAACCTGACGCACAACGTCGGCGTCACCAGTCGGACTCGGCTCACGGCGATCCATATGGATCGGTCCAACGAACCGAGGCGGGTCCGGGTCGGCAAGGAACAGAAGAGCCGGGTCTTGATGTCCAGCCTGTCGAAGCTCAACCGCATCCGCAAAGCCTGGAATTAAATCATGTCGCCCGAATCCCCGCCGCTGCTCGTCGCCCCGCTCGAAAGCCTGTCCGCCGAAGACCGCGACAAGTTCAACGCGGAAGTCCTGGACATCGGCAAGGCGCAGGACGGGGTGGTGATCTCGATCCCGTTCCCCATCGCCCTGTATCACCGGATCGACGGCATCTGGATTCCCGTCTCCGACCTCGGCTCGTTCAACGCGACGCATCCGTCGCCCACCCCTCCCGCCCCCGACCCGCAAGTGGCGTGCGAAGACGCCGACGAAGACTGAACCCGCCCGGGTTGCGGTCCCCACCACGAGGCCCACGCCATGAGTCAAATCCTCCGCGCGTTCAGCGCCACGGTCGACGACGTCGACGATTCGGATCGCACGATCGTCTCCAAGATCAGCGTCGGCAGCGTGGATCGGTACAACAGCCTGATCCTGCCCCGGGGCATCGACCTGAAGGCGTATGTGAAGAACCCGGTGGTTCTGTTCGAGCACGGCAAGGACGTGACGCGGGGCGCGGTCCCGATCGGCCGCAACGTCTGGGTGAAGCTCAACAACCAGGGCAACACCCTGATCGCCAAGACGCGGTTCGCCAAGGATGATTTCGCTTCGATGCTTTACGATTTCTATCGTGAAGGCACGATGACGGGTTGGTCGGTTCGCCTGCTGCAAAAAGAGTTGGGCGGTCCCCCGACGCGGGAAGAGGCGAGAGCATATCCAGGAATGGATAAGTGCGACGTCGTCTATCGATCCACCGAGTTGGCCGAGTACTCGTGCGTGGCCGTCCCGGGCCAGGCGGACGCTTTGACGGAGCCCGAACTCCGCTCGATGTTCTCGGAAGCCCAGCTTGAGTCCCTGTCCGCCCTCGTCGTTCGCGGCTTCTGGACGCCCCCCGACGAGGTCAAGCCGCTCGTCGAGCCCGTCATCGAACGCATGAGCGAGTCCAACGGCATGGCGTCGGGCGGCGCGTTGGTCGACGACGACGGTGACGACGAGGACGACGAGGACGGGAAGAAGAAGAAAAAGAAGGCCAAGGAGCGTTCGGCCGACGACGAGTCGGGCGACGCGATCGAGACGTCCGCCGACGACGCCGACGCCGAGTCGCGATCCGCCGAGGACGTCGAGGCGGTCGAAGTCGCGGCCGAGCCCGAAGCCGACGAGACCGTGACGCGGGACGCGCCGGCGGACGAGCCGACCGAGGCCGAGTCGCCCGAGCCGATCGAGCGGGCGGGGTTCAATCCCGACGAGCCGCGCGACAACGCGGGCGAGTGGGCCGACGACGGGAGCGATTCCGAGAAGTCGAAGGTCAAGCGTCGCAAGAGCCGCCCCGACGGCTACGACGAGGACGGTCGGAAGGACGCGTCCGCCAGGAACCACGACAAGGCGACCGAGAGGCTCCAGGCGAAGTACGACGCCTCGCCGCTGTACAAGACGCCCGACCTGGAAGACCCGAAGACCGGCGAGACGTTCCACGTCAAGGTGACGAAGAACGCCGCGCATTTCGACGACCCGGGCGAGCACAAGTATTTCGTCCAGACGGTCGGCAGCAAGTCGGGCCTGAACGACGGCGCGGGGTTCAGCAATCTCAAGAAGGCCGCGAAGTACGCCGACTCGGCGCACAAGGCGATGGTCAAGGACGGCCTCAAGCCGAAGGCCGCCGCCCGCTCGGCCCCCGACGACGTCGACGCGGACGACGACGACTTCATCGGCGAGTGGTTCGACTACCTCGACGAGACGATCGTCGATCGTTCGGCCCCCGAGCCCGAGCCGACTCCCGCCCCCGAAGTCACGGCCGCCCCGGTCGTCGAACCCGCCCCCGAGCCCGAGCCGGTCGATCCCCTCGCCGGCCTCCCGCCGCTGGTCGGCCGCTCGCTCGAAGACGTCACCCGCCGCAACACCAGGCTCATCGAAGCCTGGCGGAAGTCCACCGAAACCATGCTCGGCGAGTTTGAAGGCTGGCTTCGCGGCGAAGCCTGATCGTCCGCCCCGCTCTTTGGCAATCCGAGGCATCGCATATGAACACCGCACAGGGCGGCGAGATCGTCAATTCGTTCGCGGAGGTCGTCCGGTCCATCGCCGGAGCCTCCGACCTGGGCGGCGTCGAACGCGCGTGGAACACCTACGGCGGCGGCCCCAACGGCGGCTTCCTGCTGTCGACGGAACTCGCCCAGGCGATCTGGGACAAGGCCCGCGCCCTCGACGGCCCCCTGTCGCGATGCCTGTTCTTCCAGACCAGCAGCCACCAGTTCAACCTCCCGACGTTCGACGAGTCGAGCCGCGTCGCCGGCTCCCGGTTCGGCGGCCTCCGGGCGAAGTGGCAGGGGACGACCGACGACAAGTCGATGGCCCCGAACGCCAGCCAGCCCGCCGTCGCGGGCGTCAACTTCGTCCCGCGCCGGGTGACGGTCTTCTCCCAGCCGTTCAGCCGCGACCTGCTCGCCGACGCGCCGATCGTCGAGGGGATGCTGAGCTACGCCGCGAACCAGGAGATCCGCTACGAGGTCGTCGACGCGATGATCAACGGCGACGGGACGGTCAAGCCGCTGGGCGTGATCAAGGCCCCGTGCACGATCCCGATCACACGAGGCGGGGCCAACGCCATCGCCCCGGCCGACATCGACGCCATGTGGTCCCGGATGTGGGGCTTCTGCCGCCGCAACGCCGTCTGGATGTGCTCCGACGACACACTGCTGAAGCTCGACCAGGCCGCGACGACGTCCGGATGGCAGCCCAACCTGTACACGTCGCAAGGCGTCGCCGGCAGCCCGAACGCACTCCTCAAGGGCCGCCCGGTCCTCCCCGTCGAACAGTGCCCCGCGTTGGGCTCGCTCGGCGACCTGATCCTCGCCGACTGGAGCCAGTACGCCCTCGTGGCGCGGTCGATCGCCGACGGCTCGCCCGACATGTCACTGTCCTACGGGCTCACCGAGTCGTTCGTCGAGCGGACTTCGAGCGACCAGTTCTATTTCGACACCGATTCCGTCGCCTTCCGCTTCAAGCTGCGGATCGACGGCAGGCCGCTCTGGAAGCAGGCCGTCACGATCGCCGACGGCTCCCAGACGGCCTCCCCCTTCGTCGTCCTCAAGTAAGGACGCATTCGCACACGTCTTCGTTTTACGTGTTTCCGCGTAAGTGATCAGGCCCCCGGCCCGACCCGTCTTCGAGATGCGGCGGACCACCCGAGCGGGCTGGAGATTCACCGCGCCGAGCGTTGTCAGCACCCACGACAACCCAGCGAGGTTTCGCATCATGTTCGTGAAGCTTTTGTCGAACGTCGCCGACCACAAGGCCGGCGCCATCCTCTCCGTGGACGACGCCGTCGCGCGATCCTACATCGACGCGAAGCTCGCCGAGGAGTCGAGCCAGGACGCCCACATCGAGGCGATGGTCGGCGCCCAGATCGCCCGCGCCACCGAGGCGCTGAAGGACGACCTGGGCGAGATCGCCCGCAAGTTCAGCTCCGCCCCGAGCAACGGCCCCCCGTCGAAGGGCCTGAAGTTCGACGAAAACGGCGTCCCCTTCGATGGGACCGTCGAGGGCACCGAGTCGCCCGCCGATCGCGGCGCGGACGGCAAGGCGATCGAGCGAGGGCTGGGCGAGATCGTCAGCCTCATCGGCCGCACCAGCACCAAGGCCCCGGCCGACGTGCAGAGGCACGCCGACCAGCGGCTCACCGAGGTCTTCAAGCTTGAGCGGGTCAGCGACTTCAACGGCAAGGGCCAGGACATCGCCCGGACCGGGACCGAGTCGCTGAGCGGCGGGGCCGGCTACGGCTACCTCGTCAAGCCCGAGCGGCTCGCCGGCTACTTCGAGATCGCGATGGAGGACTCGCTGATCGAGCCCTTCGTCCGCAACATCCCCGTCGGCGCGACCGACAACGTCCTCTGGCCCGCCCTGGACCAGAACTTCATCCCGGGCATCGGCCAGACCGCGTCGGCCGCCGGCATCCGCGTCTTCCGCAAGGGCGAGATCACCAGGCGGCAGCCGAGCGACGCCCAGATCCGCGAGATCCAGTTCAAGATCGCGGACCTCACCGGGTACACGGCGCTGTCGCGCGACCTGATCGCCGACAACTACATCTCGTCCGTGGCGATCGTCCAGGACCTGTTCCTCCGCGCCCTGGCGTTCACCAAGGACTTCGAGTACGTCAACGGCGACGGCGTCGGCAGGCCGATGGGCATCCGCAAGAGCAACGCCCTGCTCACGGCGACCCGCAAGGCCGCCAACAAGATCTGCCTCGAAGACCTCCAGTCCATGATGGCGATCTTCCACCAGGGCCGCGCCCGCAGCTCGATGTGGATCGCGCACCAGTCCTGCTTCACCGAGCTGGCGAACGTCAAGTTCGGCGGCACGAACGCGCCGGCCTTCCTGCCGAACGCGTCGATCGACCAGACGTCGGCGGTCTCCCTCGTCTCGGGAAGCTCGTCGAGCGACGTCCGGTTCGTGACCCAGGGGACGCTGCTCGGCAGGCCGATCCGGTTCACGACCGACAAGCTCGAACTCCTCGGCACGCCCGGGGACATCATGCTCGTCGACGCCAGTTCCTACGGCGTCGCCAGCCGCCAGGGCGTCGAGATCGGCGTCAGCGACCAGTTCCTGTTCGACACCGACCAGATCGCGTACCGCTTCAAGATCCGCAACGACGCCAAGTCGCTGTGGACCTCGGCGTACAACTCGACGACCCCCTCGGGCGGCAACTTCAAGACGTCGCCCTTCGTCCAGCTCGGCGCCGGTTCCTGACCACCATCCCCCGGAGACATTTTGAAATGAGTTTCGCGAATCTCAAGTTCCGGGACGTGTTCAGCGAGCTGAACGCCGGACTCCCGCCCGCCATCTACGCCGCCGGCTCGCCCGCCGGCTCGGCGATCCTCATGACCGGCCGCGAGAAGCTGGTCTTCCATCACCACCAGGGCTCGGGCGGCGCGGGCTCGTCCCGGCTGATCCTGTACGCCGCGTCGGTCTCCACCGGGACCGGCTCGACGTCGATCGGCATGGGCAGCCCGCTCTACGCCTCGGCCACCTCGGCGGCCGGCGGCGTGGCCGTCACCGAACTGCGCGGCGAATACCTCGCCGACCAGAGCGCCGGCCCGTGGGTCATCCCCGTCCTGTCCGTCAACGGCGCGTCCGTCGTGGCCGCCGTCCAGGCGAACGGCTTCGTGGAGTCTTACATGCCGGCGTCATTCAACGACGCCCCGGCCACCGGGTACATGCTCGGCGAGAGCGACCTGCTTTAATTAAGCGACCGCCGCCCCTTTCGCCTTGTAAACGATCGGGGCGGAGGCATCCTCCTCTTGAGATCCCTATGCATCCGAAACTCACGGTCGGCGTCCCGCACCTGGACCGCACGGAATTCCTCGGGAAGACGATCGAGCACCTGCTCGACCAGTCGGTCCCGTGTCGGATCGTCGTCGCCGACCAGGGCAGGACGGACGCCACGTTCGAGTTGATGCAGCGATACAAGTCCAACCCGCTCGTCTCCCACGTCCCCACCGAGGCGACGTGCCTGTGGGAGAACTGGAGGGCCGCCGCCGACGCCGCGATGGACGACGGGGCGGAATACTTCGCGTGGTGCCAGGACGACGACATCGTCCGCCGCCAGTACGGCGAGCGGATCAACCTCGCGTTCGACCACAACCCCGACGCCTCGACGTGGTGCGCCCGGCTCGCCATCGCGCAGCACGAGCGGCTGGCGATCTGCTGGAAAGGCCCCGGCCCGTACGTCCCCAACGACGTGCTGCACAACCTGCCCACGGTGATCCCCGGCGAGTTGATGACGCCGATGGCGTACATCACCAGTTGGGCGTTGTCGCCCGCCGCCGCGTTCCGGTGCGGGGACGACTTCCGCGCCGCGATGGAGGAAGTGCCGAAGCGCTGCGACCTGTACACCGAGCGGACGATCCTCGCCGCGATGGGTCGCAAGGGCCGCGTCGTCTGCGACCAGGTGATCATCGGGTTCTGGCGGCACCACACCGAGAACGTGTCGTACCGCCAGAACCTCCACGAAAAGCCGGCGCAGGAGAAGGCGTTCCTGGAATGGCTCGACGCCCGGATGGACGACCTCCCGGGCTGGGAGAAGCACCTTTCGGAGTGGGCGGCGATCATGCCCAACGACGACCTGGGCCGGTTCCTCTACGGCCTGGAAGGGCTCGAATCACGCTACGTCTACGCCGTGGCCGACGTGCTGAGCCGGGGCATGAAGGAACAGGTTCTGTACGAGGATCTCCGCCGCGAACTCAACCATCGGCCGGGCGATCCGCTGGTGATTTAGGCTCGTGAAGGATGCAGCCGAAAGTCGGAAGGCAAGCGAATTCGACTTCCTCGTAGCTGCACAAGTAAACAGGGTCGATCTCGTCTTCCCTGAAATCCCACGCACCCCTGTCGACGAACCTCGTGCAAACGCCTCGCCCGTTCGGCCACCTGTCGCCATTGCACGGCCTTTCCGCCTTGAAATGCTTGCACGTGCCGCACAGTTTCTCACTCATCGCCAGCCTCTTTCTTCTCCCAGAGGATGCAGCCGAAGGCCGGTAGGCAGTCGAAGCTAACGTCCTCGTAACTCGTCAAATAAACAGGATGTGCGTCGTCGTCATCGTCGAGGAAGTACGGGCCTCTTTCGTCAAACCGAGTGCATGTCCCGCGTCCGTGAGGCATCCTGTAGTCGTTATACGGGTTGTCGACCTTGAACCACTTACACGTCGCGCACGTCTTGTCGCTCATCCCAAAGCCTCCTTCTTGAACACGAGAATCGTGTTGGGGTCGGTGATCTTCACGCGGTCGGGGCCTATGTTGACGGCGCCTTGCTTGATCAACGCCCTCGCCTGTGACGTGCTCTCCGCGAATCCCATCGCCTTCAGTAAGTTCGGAGCTGCGATCCGGCCTTCGTCGTCCAGCGTGTCCGCCGGCACTTCGATTTCGGGGATGTCGATCGGATCTTCGCCCGCGACGTGGCGATCCCACGCCGCCGCCGCCCGATCCGCCGCTTCTTCGCCGTGATACTGGGCGCAGATCAGCCACGCGAGATGCTTCTTGCATTCCAACTTCGTCGGGCTCGACGGCAGATTCCTCACGACGCCTCCTTTAACTCCGGCAACCTCTCGAACAACTGACGATCCAACTCGGCCTTGTCGTCGATCAGCTTGTTGAACCACGCGGCGCGGTCCTGGTAGTGGTCGGCGAGCATGCGGTTTTCGATGACGGAACTCCTGCACGTCAGCCCGGACGCATAGATATTCTCCAGGCTTTCTCGCAGGTTTCCGTAGTGCCAATACTTACTGCCGTCTAGCACTGGGACGCTTTCCGCCGCGCACTCGATCTCGGTGATGTCGCTCTTGCACCGATTGAACCGCGTGTCGGCCAGCGGCGAGATCGCCACGTCGCACGTCCTCAGCAGTTCGCGGTACTTCTCGTAGGCCTGGAAGCCGTAGAACGTCTTGTGCTTCGTCTCAAGTGCATCGTGGAGTTCCTTGTCATGCACGACGACGAAGTGATACCGATCCGGATTCTCGGCGACGATGGCGTTGACGGTCTCGACGGCGTCGGCCCAATCCTCCCGGCTCCGCTGCCCGCCCATGTAGACGCGGACCACCCCGTCCGAGACGTACTCTCGTTCCGGCCCGACGGCCGCGATCTGATTCGGGAACACCGCGACGTTGGGGTTGATCGGCCGCACGAGTTCGGCGATGGCCTCGGTGCTGACGCTGACCGCGTGGCACGCCTTCAACGCCCACTCGACGGGGACCTTGAGCTTGCTCCGGAACCCTTCGTGCCACGGGTCGTCGTCCCACTCGCCGACGACCACGCATCCGTCGCGAAGGTGTTTGCGAACCGACTTCTCGTCGATGTTGAAACGCTGTCGTACAACGACCACGGCTTCCCACGGCTCGACCTGTGTCGGGGCCTCCGAATAGCGGAAACCGGGGATGGTGTCGATGAACGATCCGGGCTCGGTGAGTCGGGGTCGGGCGCAGCAGGCTTCGGCGGTGAAGCCACGGACGAGCACTTTACGCGATGGGACCTCGCCCTTGAGGCCGTGCACGACGAACTGATACGCCCGGCAATCTTCAGAGAACCGCTCCGGATCTTCGACGAGCCCGAAGTGCTTCACCGCCTCGACGAGACGATCGCCGCCGGGGGCGATGTTGCGGGGGATGATCTTGCTGACGACTAGCCCCGCCGCCTCGAACATCTCGACGATCGCCGATCGCGTGAACCATCGGAGATGAGTGCGGTCGAACAGCCCGCTGTCGTGTCGCGGCCAGTCGCCGTTCAAGAGGGTCTGCAAAACGCTCCAATGGCCGACGTTGGGGATGCAGGCGACGACCGAACCGCCGTCGGCGAGGGCGTGGGACGCCAATCTTTCGACGACGAGTTCGGGTTCCCGAAGGTGCTCAAGGACATCGCCGAACACGAGGCAATCGAACAGGTCTTTGATCTTATAGATTGATCCGCTGTGGACGAGTTCTTCGATGTCGCCGCCGATCACCCTGTCTAAATCGGCATTGTTCTTGGCGACGCCCGTGGCTTCGTAGTCCGCCTCAACTCCCCAATACGTGCATCGCGGGCTGATCTTCTTGAACTGCGAAGCCAGCGCCCCCGTCCCGCACCCCACCTCCAGGACGCGTTTCGAGCACGGCGGGATGGCTTTCAAAAGACACTCGTTCACGTTTGAGTAGTAACTGCTGACCTCGCTCATGTCTTGCCCCGAATCCAGAAAAAAAGCATATCTGAAAATCCAGTATACCGCCCCGCGCCTCCGAGTCAAGACGTCATCATGATTTCAAGCGGGGCGTGACCGAATGGCATCGAACTACCACCACGGGTCGCGGCGTCGTCCGGTCCTGATCTACGCGTCGCCGCTCGCGGCCCCTTCCGTCGTCGCCCACGACGCCCTCCCCCGCCCGCTCGTCGTCCCGGCCCATCGTCGCCCCGCCCTCCCGACCGCAAGCCCGTTCGGGCTGGTCGCCCGGGTCCGGCGGCGGGTCGTCTTCATCGTCTCCGACCCGTTCGCGGCCGTCGCCCCGGAGTCCTCCGCGTCCGGCGGGCTCGACAGTTCGCTCGGCGTCTAGCATCGAGGTCCGCGCATGCTCAAGGCGAGGGTGGTCCAGGGCCAGGGGGCCTCGGTGCCCGTCACGGTCGAGGCGTCCCCGCTGGACCCCGGCTCGGCGCTGGTCGGCACGGTCTCGGACGGCCTCACCGGGTCGCCCCTGCTCCCGTTCACGCCGACGTGGTCCGACTCCGGCCCGCCGGTCCTGATGGTCGTGCTGAACGCCAACCAGACCGCGTCGCTGCCCCCCGGCGGCTACGTGGTCCAGGTGGGCCTCGCGGACGGCGGCGGGCCGCTGGTCTACGGCTCGCTCGAAGTCCTGCCCGCGCCGAACAACGTCCCCCTCTTCGACGTCCTGGCGACCCCCGGCCGGTTCCTGCTGGCGAACCCCCAGGTCCGCGACGACCCCGACCGCGTGGCCGCCCTGCCGCTGGCCCTCCGCGTCGCGTCGAACATCGTCCGGCGGATCTGCTACCGGCGGTTCACGCGGGGGACGTACACCCAGTACGCGATCCCGTCCCAGGAAGGCGCGGTCCGGCTCGACGAGTTCCCGGTCAACCAGGTTCTCCGCGTCTCCCGCAAGCTGCGTGACGCGGTCCTGATCTCCGCCGACCCGTCGACGTTCCAGACCGCCTACGTCAACTTCAGCGTCGAGGACGGCGCGTACTCCGATCCCCGCAACCTCGTTTACACCGGCCTGAACCTCGCGTCCGCGTCGAACGGCGTCCCGTCGACGACCAGCCTGCCGTTCGCGTCGATGGCCACGCTGCAAGACCTGGCCGACGCCGTGAACGCGGTCCCCGGGTGGAGGGCGTCGGCGTACGGCTACGCCGCGTGGCCGATCGGCGAGTTGTACCGCGACGCCGCCGGCCGGGGCGCGTTGTCCGACGGCGCGAAGTTCCAGGTGTTCTCCGAGGACGCGACCCCGCAGCGGGTCGACCGCGAGACGGGGTTCCTGTACATGGGCTACGGCCGCTTCGCCGGCGGCTTCGGGCCGCGATGGGGTCCGGCGTGGTCGCAGTACGACGACCAGGGGTTCGACGGCCCGAACGACGTGGTCCGGGTCGTCTACGACGCCGGGTTCACCGACGTGCCCGACGCGATCCAGGACGCGACCATGCAGGTGGCCCGGCTGGTCATGGACCGGATGCTGATCGACTACACGCTCAAGAGCGAATCGATCGGCGCATATCGATACGAACTCAACGACAAGCTGCTCGGCGTCTCGATCCCCGAGGCGATCCGGGGGACGCTCGCCCTCTACACCGGGTACACCGCCTGATGAGACGACCCTCCGCCCGCATGCAGCCCCACGTCGTCACGACGGTCGTCAACCGCCAGGGGTCCGACCAGGACGGCGGCCGTCGCGTCGCGTCCTCGACCCGATCCTCGGCCCGCTGCTTCGTCCAGCCCGGCGAGTCCCGCGTGATCGTCGACTCGGCGGACCAGACCGGCGTGAGCCGCGTCACGGAGTTCAGCCCGACCAAGGTCTACTTCGTCGACGACGCCGGCCTCAAGGTCGACGACCAGATCGAGTGGGTCGACGCATCGGGGAAGAATCACATCTACCTCGTCGTCGGCTACTACCCGCCGTGCGGCACGAACGTCATGTGGGTCGCCGCGTGCCAGGAGCGGAAGTGACCCGCGCCAAGGAGAATTCATGTCCACGCTCTTGGATCTGATCCAGGCCGACGCGCAGCTCGTCGCGAAGGCCGAGGCCGGCGACTGCATCGGCGTCGCCGACGCCCTGAACGCACGGACGATCGACGTCCAGGCCCCGTACCAGTTGACCACCCTCAAGGTGCTCGACGTGCTCGGCCCGATCCGGGGCACGGCCGTCATGAAGGCCATCCGGGGGCTCGACTCGTTCTCCGAGATCGTCCCGCTGATGGACCAGGTCGCGGCCGGCGTGAACCTGAACCACGCCGACGCCGACGCGATGTTCGCCCAGCTCGTGACGGCGTCGATCCTCACGCAGCCCGAAGCCGACCAGATCCTCGCCCTGCGGGCCGCCAAGACCAGCAAGGCCGAGCAGTCCCTCGGCCGCACCGTGTCCCACCTCGACGTCGCCGCCGCATGGGCGGGGAGAAGCTGATGCTTGCACGTAATTATCGGTTCACGGCCTACAACGCGTGCGGCCAGACGGTCGCCGTCGCGGGCGTCGTGGTCAAGGGCCGCCGCTGGAAGCTCGACTCGTCCGGGGCCGTCGCCTACGAGGCGTCCGAGGCGTCGCTGATGTCCAACGGATCGACGATCGCCGACGGGTCCTACGCCTCGTCCTCGTCGATCGACAACTCCACCGACAAGTACATCGGCGGCGACTTCACGCTCACGTTCACGGCCCCGACGTCCGCCAGCGGGACGCTGACGATCTACTACGGGCCGTCCACCGACGGCGGGACCACGTTCCCGGACAACGGGCGCGGCGTGCAGGTCT